ACAGAGTATGAAAATCTTAATGGTGATCCAAAATCAAGGTTTATTGATCCTATGAAAATGACTACAAGTGTTGGTTATGGAGTGTTTGGACCCAAAGACAAATGGGTAACTAGACACGATTTTCCAGACCATGTGGAATATGAAATGGGTCCAGAAATTCGAGAGGAGATTAGAATCATGGAAGAAAAACTATTGCGTGGAGAACGTTGTTATCCGATAGTTTCAGCTTGTTTAAAAGATGAAGTTGTTGGAAAGGACAAAGATAAAGCTAGAGTTTTTTATATTGCTTAAATGGCTTTTAGTTTTCTTATCCGGAAGTACTTTCTTCCTATTGTTCGTTTCATGGGTATGCATCCATTTCACACGATGTGCGCTGTTGGTTTAAACGCTGATGGACCACAATGGGGTGAGATGAGAAAGCACTTGAATGAGTTTCAAGGTAATTTCGTGGCATTGGATCATTCTAAATTCGATGTTCGTATGAATTGTCAGATAACTCAAGCTGCACTCATGGTTATGATTGATATGGTTAGGGATGTGTATCCTCCTGAAGCTATCAAATTCATGGAAACTATGATCATTGACATGACTCACCCTGTAGTTGATTTCAATGGAACTCTTGTTATGTTGTATGCTATGAATCCTTCAGGCAACAACATTACTGTTCAGATCAACAGCATCGTTAATGTCCTTTATTTGATGATGGCCTTTGATGATTTAGATGGTCGAGATTTCTTTGAGTTTGTCCGATTAATAACATATGGTGATGATGCTTCTCTAAACACTGAGTCAAAAGTTTTTACTTTTCAGGCGCTCCGCAATTGGTTTGCAGATAAAAATCTTAAAATCACATTGCCAGACAAGACTGACACAGCGATGGAAGTTGATTTATCCTTCTCAGAAGTCGATTTTCTCAAAAGAGTTGATACTTTTATTGAGGAGTTGGGCGTGTTTCTTGGAGCTTTGGATGAGGATTCTATACTCAAGAGTCTTATGTGGCATATTCCATCAAAGGAAGTTACTATTCGTGAGCAGATGAGCCAGTCAATTAATTGTGCTGTTGGACAATGGTTTAACCATGGTCGTGCAGTATATGAATACCGTGTCACTCAGCTCAAGGAAGCTCTTTCTGAAATAGGATGGGTTGAAAATTGTGTCAACATCTCATATGATGATCGTGTGGCAGCTTGGAGAGAAAAATATTCCAGCTAAATTTATTCTTTTATTTTACATTTTACATATATACATATACATTTTACAGACAAAAAATACATAAAAAACAAACTACATGAATACACAAAATTTATATATACACGATGGTAGAATGAGAACCGGGTACTCTCATTCATGGGGCGTG